GCTTACGCAACTGCTGTGCTGGTATGTCTGATGTCTGTGATGTTATGGGTATGAAGGTCCATCCTTCGGCGGCTAATAATTTTACCCAGGTCTGCGATTCCAACATGGGTCTCTGTGTGCCCATCCAGGCGCTCCTGTTGAACTCTCGTATAAGTTTTCTAATCTCATCTTTGGTAACTCCAAACCTTTCCGCCATCTCGTATGTGTTCTGTTTGTTGGGCAGTAGTTTGTGTGGATAGTATCGATTGTCGTGCTCGTCGAAATATGATTTTGACAACATCCATTTGGTGAAATGGTGTTCCCATTCTAGCAACACACCGTCAACGTCCGTGAGTATTATTCTGTTACTTGATGTCGGCATCTTCCATTCCCGCTACCCTCAGTTTCACAATGTTGGTGATCTGCCATTGTTTCTGATCCAGTCCTTTGGTGATGCCCAGCCATTGGTTCCTCAGCAGTGCGAAGTCGTTCACTATCTTGGTCAGGTCCACTACATCGTCCTCACCGTCCACGTACTTCTCAGCGTCACGACTTGATAGTGCCCGATTATAGTTCTCTAGGAATTTTCGGAATGTTTTTGATCTCAGCCTTCTCAGTTCTATGTTCAGGTATTCCAGTATGGCCTCCAACTGCTGTAGTTGGCTGAACCTCTCCTCCACTATGCCTGGCAAGGCCGCGGATGCTCGTTCCAGGTTGCCGTATATCTTGCACTGCTTTCTTGCTTCCAACAGTTCCTTGTCAAAGTACGCCACGCAATCAGGTATCTTCGCCAAACTCCTGCTTACTTCACTGTACCAGTTGATCATTATGCCTCGCTGTAGCCGTCGTCGTATGATTCGTCTAGGTCTTCCTCTTCCTCAAACACCGTGTTGATCGCTTCTTCCAGTTTGGGATCAAACTCGCCAGACGCTTTTATCTCGTCATGCTCCACGCCTATGTCATCCAGGCTCTTGATGAAGTCGATGGCCGCATCCAGTCGGGATCTTTCAGGCACGTAGTGTGATATGGAGTTCCATAAACGCTCGATGTCTTCGTGTGTGAAATCAATCATTTATTCTTCCGTTTCCTCTTCAATCGTTTCTGTTTTTTTAGTCTTTGCTTTGGCCTTGGCCTGGTCCGCTTTCTCTTCTGCGAGCTCTTTCTCCTGCCAGTCCGCCATCAGCATATCTAATTTATCACCTGTCCATGCTTTCCTGAAGTCTATGTGTTCCTTGCCTTTGGAATCAATGTATTTCAGTCTGTTTCCGGTCTGTACCAGCACACCCTTCTTCTCGAACAGGTCCACCAATCCACTGTAGGGATCCATGCCCGTGTCGTATGGTATCTTGACCTGTACGGATTCGAAAGGTTTAGCATATCTTGTCTTCATGACCTTACAGGCCGCCCTGATACCCCTTACGTCTGATACCTTGTTGCCCGCTTCGTCTTCCTTCAATTTCAGTTTCTTCATTGCTATGACAATTGAACTGGCATAGATGAATCCCTGACCACCTGATATCTTGTCATCTGGATCAAACATGTCCTGTGATGCGTATGTGTGGTTGGTCGCTATAAGTCCCACGTTCCAACTTCCAAACATGTTCACACAGTTCCTCACCAGTGCCGTCAGTGCTTTGGGTTTCCTACCTAGGTCGCCTTTCATCTCTCCTGCTTCAAACTGATTGACGTCCGTTGGAGTCAGCAACATTCCCAAACTGTCTATCACGAATAAAACCTTTGGTGCGTTTTCCTTATTGTCGGCGTGCTCGTCCTTGTATGATTTCATGAACTCGGAAACGGTCTTGGCCACGTCGTCCACCATTGAGAGACTCAACTTCAACAGTTTCTCTTCCGATGTGTCCACGTTCAACGCCTGTAACCATTTCTCATCCAGTGCGTTCTCTGTGTCGATCAACACCACGAAGATTCCTTGTTCCTGTGCGTTCTTGATTATGTTTCCTGATGCTATGTAACTCTTGCCCGCACCAGACTCTCCCGCGAGTACGGTGACCTTGCCCAGTGGTATGCCCTTGTTGAAGTCACTGGTCATCAAGTAGTTCAGGGCGTAGTTTCCTGTGGAGATCCAGTCTGTGGGATCACTGAAACCTATGCCCAGTCCTTGTATGGACTTGGTTATGCTTTTCCTAAATTTTGTTGCGTCAAACACTTTTGTCATTGCTTTAGTCCTATAGTAAGATCCAAATGATCACCAACACAACCAGTATCCATGCGGGTACCTGCTTGTACAAGATCCATTCGATCGCTTTCTTAATATTGTTCATGTTGTTATATTACTACACAAGGCCCAGATAGTCAATATCAGGGCCTTGGTAAATGTCAGATTATTTTGCTTGTCTTGATCTGATCAACTTGAGGATGTCCTCAGCCCTCTTGGCACTGTCACCCGCGGGTGCCGCCATCGCTGGTGCCGCCTCAGGTTGTGGTGCTGGTGCAGATTCAGTCACGGCAGGCCTGACCTCGGAGTTTGGAACGTCCGATGTTCTCTCTGTCGCCACTGGCCTGTCCGCTGTTGGTACAGATACCTGTGAATTACCTTGGTAAGACACGCCCGCTGGTCTGAAGTACTGTCCGTACTGTTCTAGATCATAGGCCTCACCCTCCACGGATTTCTCAAATAATTCCTTGATTATTTTCACTTCCGCTTCTGTTGGTTCCTTTGGTCTGAAGTCACCCAGGTTGTGTAACCCGTGTGTCTCTATCGCGGCTCTCTCTGCCTCGTCTAGGGCTCTTTCCCTTCTTGACCATTTTGATGTTGAGTAGTCAGCGTAACCACCTTTTGTGGTCTTGGTTATCCTGAAGTCCACGCCCTTCACGTAGTCAGTTGGCATTTCTTCCATCTCTGGATCCATAAGTGCCCCTCTGATTATGTTGAATATCTGAGGTCCAATTATAAATCTTCTGATCGGGTTCTCAGGTGTCGTGTCGTCTGCTAACGGATTCGTTGTGACAAAACCTTGGAAGATGTAACTCTTCTTCTTCCAATATTTCCTACCCATGTCCTCCATGCTCTTGTCCTTGAACCATGGTCTCACTTCTGTTAGAACTGGACAGGTCTTGCCATACATCTCCATGCACGGTACCTGTACGGTGACCGGTCTTGAATCTGTCTGACCCTTGATGCCTGCGAATGGCAGTTTGATCATGTTCCTCTCTGTCCAGAAGAACGTGTTGCTGGTGTCCTTATCTGGTAGGAATCTGACCACTGCTTCTGATCCTTCTGCTATGTTCCAGTGTGGGTAGATGGCGTTGTCTCCGCCTGTGTTTGATGAAGTGGAGCGATTCACTTCTTGAGATTTCAACTTCGCTCTTATTTCAGCTAATGATGCCATAATGTAAGCCTCCTTGTGTGCCTATGTTTGTTAGTTTGCCTAAACGTATATTAGACATATACTGAATAATATACAGTGTTATTTATCTAAAGTCTACTACTATTATTGGTAAAATGCTAGGTTTTTGATACGATCGATCTGTGTGTCGTATGCTTGTTCTTCTTCCGAGTAGAAGTCTTCCAACTGTAGGCCTGCTAATTCTATGGCATCTTTGAGTGTGTACTCTTGGTCTCCCACCTTGAACTTGTCGCCCGCTTTCATGCCCGCCGCTTTGGCTTTCTGTACTGCCTGTGCGAATTGATTGCCTTCAAATTTACCTGCGTGTGCACCACCCTGCATCTTCTCGTAGTGTTCCGCGGCTTCTTCTTGACTTAATCCTAGTTCATCAGCGTGGCTCATGAATTCGTCTTTGCTCATGTTCTGTGCCATGTCCGCTATCTTGTCGCCCATGCCTTCTGTCTTGTCGGCATATCTTTCATCACCGGCTTTCATTCTCTTGTAAGCAGTTGTGTTCATTATCTTGTCCGCTTTTGTCACATCTAGTTTTGTAGCGTTCTCTTTGTCTTTTTTCTCTATTTCAGGATCTTTAGGTTCGGTGGCATATTCCGCAACTTGCATTTCACCTGCTCTCAATTTATCAAAGTTTTTTCTTAAAAATTCTGTTGCCTTTTTCTCATCATGTGATGCGTAGATTGTTTTTTCATTTCTATCTAATACATTGTACATCATCTTGCCATCGCTTTCGCCTCTGCTCATTGACACGTAAGGTTTGATGCCACCTTCGTCTATCATTGAGTCAACCCAACTTTCGAACGCTTCTGTTTCTTTGGCTTTGCCTTTAAGATCTTTCTTGGGTGCGAACGCACCTGGCTCCATCCTCACTTCTTTGCCGTACTCTGGATCCGCCTGCATCTTCTTGTAGTCGTCGATGTATCTCTTGGCCAGTTGTACCGCTATCTTCTTGTTCTTGATGTAGTCTGGTGTTGGTTTGAATGTGGCTGAATTCTCTTGGTCCATCTCGTCTGCCACCCTACTTGCGAAGTTGGCCACCCTGTCTTCCTCGCCTGACTTGGTCAACAGTCTTGATGCTATGTCTGACAGTATTGAACTCAACATTGTGTTCTTGTCAGTGAATTTTGTTACCTTCAGCATCTTGTCCGCTGTGTCATCTTTCCTCAGGATCAACTTGCTGTCTGGATCATTAAGGAAGCTCTGTACCACCGCACCATGGTCCACTGGTGGCTGTATTGGTGCGTCGATTGGTTCATCACCTGGGTCTAGTTCGTTCACTGGTTGTTGTTTCGTTGCCTCCAGTTCACTCATGATCTTGTTGATGATTGGTAGTGCGTCTTCGACTCTGTTGTCTAGGTTTTTCATAGTGAACTTCTCTCTCAGTTTGTTTACTGTTTCGTCGTCTAGTATTTGTTCTTCACTTGTTTTGAAATCTTTCGATGCTGTTTCATAGTGACTCTGTTTTGACAGGTTCCTCATGTAGCCTCTCAGGTTTTCCAGTTTCATCTTGGTCTGCTCGATGATGTCGCCCGCGTTGTCATTCAACTGATCTTTGTTGGTGACGTATCTCGAGAATGAATTCAACTTCGCGATGTCTTCTGACGTTGCTATGATGTGCTGTCCGAACTCATCGTGTGGTCTTCCACCATTGGCCACGTGCCTCTGCATGGCTCTCGCGCCTGCTAGGTGTGTCAGTGGATACTTAAATCTCTCACCGTCCTCGTTCTCTATGTACAGTGATTGTATCTGTCTTGATCTCGCTCCTGGCACGGTCTCATCAACTTTGCCCTTGTGCCTGATGATCAATCTTGTTTTTTCTAGGTTCTCGAATGAACTCTTGGAAGTGCCTGTTAGACCTTCCGCGACTGGTGCCTTCTCAACGCCTGCTAGTTTCGTGATTCTGCTTAGTTCTTCTGACATTTCGTCAGTATTTACCGTTTTGTTCGTATCTGCAAGATTTTCATAATCCTGCTTCGTTAGGTTGTTTTTAGTGATGTCCCTGACATCAAAACCCAGCTGATGCTCCACTGCGAAGTCCTTCAACTCCTTAAGGAAAGCATACCATTCATCCCTACTGTCCTCGTCGATCTTGTTAACAAGATCCCTGTTGTAGTACACCTTCATGTTCTCATCATCCGCTAGGCTGATGCTGACACTACCAAACGTGTCCATGTCCTCGGCGAATTCGAACTCGAAGAACACAGCACCCTGCGGATCCGCTGTGGCGGCCCCGTTCTCGTCGCCCAATCTGATGTTGGCGAATTGTGATCTGATCTTGTTGAATAGGTCCTGTGAGTTTTTAGGGTTCATATACTGCTATTTAGTGTGTTTTAAATGTATTTCCTGCACTCTTCCAGTTCGGGTATGTAATCACGGAGTTTAGCACCCCTATGTTGATCTAGGGTGTCATTATAAAAGAAAAAATCTCTTAGTTTTTTCTTGTCAATTTTGGGATTTTTTGAGTAGTGGTTGAAGAATCCGTCGATTAACGGTTTTGATCCTCTTTCTTGGTGATAATAGCATTTAGATGATTTTGCCTTTTCAACACTAGATAAAACAAGTTCTGTATCCGGACGATTAAAGGGAGATAAAATATCATTATGATACGAGGCGTAATTTATTTGGACAGTAGCATATGGAAATTCTTCATCAAAAAAATGCATGGCATCGCCAATATTATGAATGTTATAGATAGATGACACAAAAATAAAATGAATGCCTGCACCATTATTGTGTAATCTGTGAATATTTTTAATTTGTTTTTTTGTGTCAGTCCCCCAACGTTGGTATTCGTTTACTTTACCCGTACCATCCATGCTACACGTGAACCATAATTTTTTAAATTGTTTGAAAAGATCAAAAAGAGGTTCACTTATATTCACTGCATTAGTATTGATGTTCAATTCTAAGTTTGTTCTATTTTCACGTATACACGATCTTAGGAATTGATATAGTTCGGGCATCACAGTAGGTTCGCCTCCGGCAATGTAAACCCTAGTGGCTGTATTAAAATCTATTTTAGAGAAACTATTTCCTTTTTCTAGATAAACGGTGCTTGGTCGCATTGTGCGGAATTTATTGTTTTTGATAGTTTTGTTTTCTTCCATGATCAAATGGCTGAACCCCTCACTACACATTCTGCACTTAAGATTACATTTATTAGAAGGACGTACCTCGTAATACCTAGGATTTTTGATAGCATGAAAATCATCAATAGATTTTAATTCCAATCGAGTAATCCAATCAAAAGAATCGGTCCATCTCATGTCCTTTATACCTTTTTTTTCAAGATCGTAGCACCCTTCACATCCGCCGACTTTTTTGCCGTCTAGCATTTTTTTACGTATAGCAGTGTAGTCTAGATCAGTCTGCCAATCTATGATTTTGTCACGTAATTTTACTTTACTGTAATTACGTCCGCAGATGTTGGTATACCCGTTCATGCCGTCGTGCATCAAGATCCATGGGTTGGCGCAGAAACTCTTGTTTTCTGTAAAATATTTTTCCCAACGGTCTAGATATTCCATGTTTTTTGTATTTTCTATTTTGACATCGATGCCACACTCTCGAAGATCCTTAACCAGTTTCCACATGGCTAAAAAAAGTCTGCTGTGAGAAAATTGCGACTGTTTTTGATCAGTTAGAACGACAGTGTCAAAGTTCTTTGATAACTCAATTATAGATTTTTGTTGCATAGAATGAGGACCTATGTTGTAGCAACCATCTATAAAGTTAACTTGATTTTCGTGTAACTGTCCTCGATAAATTAAATTATTTTTTTTGGCATAAACACGTGTAATTTTTTCACCCCATGCTTCGATACTTGTATTGTCTGCGAGACATAACACTTTCATATGATTAATTATTGTTACTAGCCAGTAAATGAACCAAAGATTGGCATTGGTGTTATCTCACTCGTCCTGTCTGTCCATTTTTCAAAGATCTTGGGATCGAAGTCCGCTAGCACCTTCATCATACGCGTCATCAACAGGCATGCACTCACCAAGTCGTCGTGCTGTCCTGGCTTGGCCTTGTAGCTCATCCCGGATGCCACGAAGTCCTTCAGTTCCGATATCAGCAACTGCGAGTGTATTTTCATCTTGTCATTCTCTACCAGTTCCTTGAATTTCGTACAGGCATCTATCTTGTGTTTGGCCGTGGTGTTGAATCCCCTCCTGAACTTACGTCTGTGCCCTTTCCTTATGGGCTCACTTAAGAACATGCCCATGATGTTCTCCTCACCTATGTCCATCACACGCATTAGTGCGGCCTCACCTATGGAGTTGTTCTCCATGGAATAGAAAATTTGGGGTGTTGCTGTGGAATCCTTTTCCATTATTGTGTCATGGATGTGTTTATTGATTCCTTGTAGAATTCTTATCTGTTGGTTCATGGGTGTCTGGTTGTGGTGCCACTCGGCCACTTGCTCGAACGTGGGTAGTTCGAACACCTGTATCGCGGCGTAGTCTCCGCCTGTCCCCATGCTGGGATCCAATGAAACCATGTAAGTGTGTCCGGGTGTTGGTCTCTTGAACCAACGCACTTGCCCTGTTGTCTCAACAGGAGGTGTGCCCTCCATATCGGCTAGAACCATACTGGAAACCAAAGTCTCGTCAAAGATTAAGAATTCACACTCGTGTTCCCTACGGAATCTTTCTTCACCAATTCTAGATCGTTCTGCATCCGCCCATGCCTCGTCCCTGTCGGGGTGTTCTGACCAGTGTGCCTTCATGGCGTAGAAACCGTTAGTGCCTGTTATCTTGTCGTTGCCATATTCGTCGAACCTCTTGTTGGCCTCCTTCCAAATCATGGCGAACTGATCCTCATCCGAGTTGGGTGTTGATGTGATCATGCACTTACCACCTGTACTCAGGGTCGGTGACAGTGATGTCCAGAACTCCTTGGCCTTCTCGGGTGGTTGCACGAACGCGAACTCATCACAGTATATCAGTGTGAGTGACATACCCCTACCTGTGTTCTCTGTTGTCGTTGTGGCCATTATCTTCGAACCGTTGTCAAATTCTATGCTGTTCCTGTTGTACTGTGTCACCCCCGCCTTGATCCATGATGGTAACATCTCGTATGCGTAACGCACCCTCGACATGATGTCTGACGCACCAGCGTATTTGTGCGCGGCTATCAGGATCTGTGAGTCTGGTCTGAACATGGCGTACCATATGAGATATCCCGACGCACACGTGGTCTTGCCGGTCTGTCTGGGTAGCATGGCTATGCTGAATCTGTGATTGTTGTAGCTCTCTATCAAGCGTTCCTGGTACGGGAAGGGTTCAAATCTCATTTCTCCCTTGACCGGGTGCTGTATCTTCATAAACTGTTTCATGAAATACAATGGTCCGGTTGTTGGATCCATGCACTTCTCGAGTTGTTCAACTTGCTCTTTGGTATATTTGTGTTTCTTGTGCGCCTTCTTGATTTGGTCGCTATCTAGTGATACATACGCCATAGTGTAGTATTTAACGCTGTTCGGATGATCGGAAAAGTATTACTTTGCTTCTTTGTCTTTGATGGCTTTTTTCATTGGTTCTTTTTTATCGCCATCTTTGTCCATATCCAAGAAGTCAGGTTTTGCTTTTTTGGCCTCTGTTTGATATGCTGATTTGAAACTTTCGTACTGTGCTCTCAGGCTGTTGGCAAGTTCTTCTTCGGTGATCTTGTCTTCCTGGGCAACCGCCATTGCGTTGTCACCGTCCTGTGCTTTTGCGAACTGCTGTTTACGTCTGTTCAATCCACCTGAGTGTACGTTCACTAAAGTGTCTATGTCTGCGACTTTCTCTTCTGGTTCGTTTGCGAATGTTTCTGCCGCTTTCTCTTCATCCGGAGCAGTCACCATGTTCCTGAACTTGGCCATTTCGTCACCGTCTGTGCCGTGATCCGCCGCTGGTTCTTCGGCACCGATCATCGCCGCGTCAACTGGTTTGACCCCTGCCAATGCAAGTATCTGCATCATCATTGATGCTTCTTGTGGCGTGTCCGCTGATATCTGGATCGCTTCTTTCACTGTTTCTTTTTTGTCTTCTTTGCCTGCTTTTTTGTCATGGTATGCTTTTAGTCCCGCTGGCATCTTGCCTTCGGTGGCTTCTTCTGTGCCATTTATGCTGTCCCAGAAACCTGCCAGGCTCTCGCCATGCTTCTTAATGAATTCTTCTCTTGAAAGTTTTTCCGCTTCGTCGTGTAGGTAATCTTTCATTCTGCTCTCGTCAACTTTGGGATTTGTTCTCTCAACGTTCTCCACTGCGTCTTTGACCAACTCAGGTTTTGATTCTGCGATTTCTTTTAATCTTTGTAGTACGTCTATCATTTCCATGGCTTATTTCCTTTTTGGGTCTGGGTGTGGGTTAGCGGCTTTCGAAAGAGGACTTGGTGTTCCTTTTTCTTCGTTGCTCTGTAGTTCTTGTGTTTTATTGTCTTTGCCCACTTCCATATTGAGTGCATGGGCTTCTCTGTCTTTTAATAATTCTTTCAAGAGGCTCATGTTGGCCTTTGTGCTGTGGAAATCTTCTGCGTTCACCTTTGGAGCATCCTTGTACTCGATGTCATGCAGTTTGTTGGCGTACTCTGATTTCACTTGCATTTGGTCTTGGTATTCCTCTGTGGGCTCGCCTGGTTTCCTCACGACGATGTGTGTTGCTGGTACTCTCATCCTGTCGGAAAGGTACTCTTTTAATTCCCTCACTGACACCGGATAATTTGTTGTGACGTCAAAGATTGTGACTTCCTCGTTGCTCAGCATGGGGAAATCTAACGGCATGGTCATGATAGGTGTTTTCTTGCCTGCTGACATTTTAGACACTTCAAATTTAGCAAGTGCTGTTTCCATCTTGTTGGCGAAATCCTTGTCAATAGCGCCTGCTACCTTGATTTTGTAGTCATACGACTTTACTGATTCTGCTAGATAGTCCTTAAACGTGCTCATATGCAATATTTAGTCTTTTTTTAATAGTTTCTTCATCAATTCGTTACGATCGGATATTACGAATCCATCGCTTTCCTCTATTTGACCACCGTCTTTATCGCCGTCTTTATCTAATTTCATCTTTTTGAGCTGTAGTTCCACCATCTTGAGCTTCTTGTCTATCTTGCTACTCTTGGCGTCTATGGCGTTGCGTAAGAAGTTGCCCGCTACCTCAAATATCCTACCTGAATAACGTGAGTCCACATTCATGCCCAAGTCCATTAGGTTCTTGTAGCTCTCTTCTGCTTCCACGGCCAGTTTGTCCAGTTCGAGGTCACTCAGTTCTCCTAGACCTTTTACCTGCGGCAGTGCGGCCGCTATCTTGTCAAACTCTGCATAACTTTTTTGTAGATTTTTTGCCGTTTGTGGATCAACATTCTTCATCACTTCCTTGGTCTGATCTCTGTTGGCCCTGGCCTGCTCCTTCTTATCCACTTCCTTGAAGGCCTCTTTGACGTTTGGTAAATTAAGTATGTCCTCTAATTTCTTTGTCATTATCGTATTTACTTACGTTTACCGTTATGGAATAATTGTTCTTCTGACACCACCCTAAACTTGATCCGTCTCTGTTTGGCGTAGGCACTTGCGGCCTCCCACTTGGCCATGTTTATGATTACCTGTTTCTTCTTGGCCTGACTACGTCCCGCGGATTCCATCGTGGTCTGACTCATAGGCTTGACTTCCACCATTTCGGCGTGTTTCTTGCCTTCCCTATCCTGATAAACTATGAAGAAGTCTGGCACATACACTGTGTACTTGCCCGTGAATGGATGTCGGTAAGGTATCTTTATGGATTCACTCGCCCACTGGTACACGTTGGGGTGTTCGTCGCATAATCTCATGAATGCGTGTTCCCAACTGGATCTATATGTCGGTGTCTTAGTGCCTACATATTTCTCCGCATTTTTAGGAGAGAACTTGCCCCTAGCGAATCTCGGAATCATTAGTCTATGATGTTCCTAGATACGGTGTCTTTGGTGATCAGGGTTTGTCTCACACCCAGCCTGCTAGACTTGTATCTGTTGGCATTCAGTATTATCGTGATCAGTTCTGACAACAGTGCTGGTGAGGCGTATGTCAGTTTGTCTAATATCTCTTGTGGCTTGACGTCATCAATTTTAGCCTGTGACATGATAGCATATGCCGTTGACTCAGCCGCTGTCCTCGAGAAACCCCTCTTGACGAAGAACGCTATGGTGCTATCATACTCGCCCACATTGAACTGGTAT